TTTCCACGTTAGGATCTGTACGCATTAAATCAGTGTCTACAAGCTGAGTTATCCCTCCTGTATTACCTTGATTATTTCCATCACCTTGACCACCTCTAAATTCGCCAGTCGCAGATGTTCCCGGAGACATAGCTTGTCCTTCTGCAGTATCAGCTAAAGCTCCTTGAAAAAATCCTATTCTTCCACCTTGTGACATCATTTCTTTTTGACCCGTTCTACCACTATATCCACTTGTTGTAGTAGCCCCTGTGCCAGCATCAAATCCTTGTCCACCTTGAGCTGATCCATAACCTGGAGTGGTTGCTTGTTTTTGTTCAAAATCCTTTACATCAGTAGTAATCTTTTCAGGCACAATATTTTTATCTATTGTAGGGCCAGTGAATTTTTCTTTCATTTTTTTAAGCATAGCGAACATGCCAGGAAACTGAAAATCTTCGCCTTCAATATCACCTTTCTTCGGATCACCTGTAAACAAACCAGCGTGCTTAATATTTTTTCCTTTTTTAGTTTTATAAGTCTTTGAAGCAGGGTCATAGTATCCTCTAACCGGCTTGTTCACCCATGAAGAACCATCCCATACATTTTGGTC